ACATTCTGGACAGGCTGTTTCAAAAAATTCACATTCTTCACAGCCTTCCACAGGCAAATACTTAGGCATCTTCGATCTCCTTTTCTTCTGCCAACACCCAATCTGAATAATGCATTGCTCTACCATCATCATCAGTTTGTGGTACAAATTTTAACACACTATGAATTAGTCCTTCAAGATCTTCTAACTTTCTTAAATCAGAAATCCACAAGTCTTGACATTCATGTATTGTCATAACTATGGTTCGTAATTCATTGTAAGATTTTAGAAACTGTGTTCTCTGATCATGTGTTATCTGCATTATACATCTCCTTTGTAAGTTGTTCAACACGATTTTGTAATGTGTTTATAGTGGTGTGAATGTGTCCAGTGTCATGGGGTTGGATCTGTGTCTTGAAATATTCAATCTCATGTAACAATGCCACAATTAACTTTTCTTTATTCATCTTCATTCTCCTCTACATCTAGAACAAAGCATACCTTTACAATACCTTCGTCCTCATCAGCAATGAACCACTCATCAGGGCTAGGGTATAGTCTCTCTAGTGTTTGTAATAGTTCATACTTCGTCATCGTCAGTCTCCTCTCTTGGATACCATACATCTACATCACTGCCACATTCAGGACAGTGTAAGCAAGTCCTCATTGTGTAGTAGTCTTCTTCATCTGACACATCATAGTCACTGCTCCATATAAGTTCTTTGTTACAATGCCAACAGTTCAATTTTTCTCTCCCATAAATGATAACACTTATCTGTGTTAGTTGTCCAGTTGTCCATGCCATGCTCATCCTTGCATGGGTCACACTCGTAGATGACACAAGCCACATGACCTTCAGTACAGAAGTCATCACCGAATATGTTCAAGTCAAACATCCTGTCATCAATCATGTAGCCTGACCACATATCTTCTTCACCTGTACTCAAGAACACAAGCAGTTCCTCATCAGCAACCTTGGACAGTATGTCAAGTTCATGTGGTGCAAGTTGTAGTTCATCAGTCATTACTTTGCTCCTCTGGTTTTGGATACATCCACTCTGCATTGTAGTAGATGACATCCCAATTAATGCCAATGGTTGCGTCATGGTTGTGGTCTATACTGTGCAACACATCAAGTGCCTGTTCTTTTGTGAGCCAGTCACATTCCTGCATCACATCTTCAACAGACCAGACGATTGCAATCTCCCCTTCGTCTAGTTCAATCGTTTGCATTATACTACTCCTTCGATAGTTAATGTTATCAATAGGTTACACCCTAAAATACCATGTGTGTAGACCTATCTATTAGTTTAGGGTTATTTCTTCTGCATCATAGAAGCCTTCTTCAATCATCTCTGTATGTGTTGGTTTGTCCATCTCCATTGCTAGTTCCATTGCTTCTTCTATGTTGTGTGCTTCCACAATGTAAGTGTGTTCAAGTATTTGAAAACTATTCAACACATATTTCTGTTTCTTATCCATAGTGTTGCTTCCATTCTGGTGTTGCATCAATCATGTTAGCAAGATCTAAGATCTCTTTGACGTAGGTATCACCTAGTTCCCAACTGTCGTAGGTCATAGGTGATTTCACTGCACAGAACCATCTTGCATACTGATTATCCTTTTCCATATCAGGGCGTTGGTATGTCTTCAGTACCTTCCATTCAAAGTACATACCATTAGCAGGATTATCCACCCGATAAGTTGCATAGGCATTATCGGTTTTAGTTGATTTACCAAATGGATTTTTACTCATGACCAGAAACCTTTCTTTTCAAGTGTAATACGATTATTTTCAATGATGCTATATAACTGTTCTGCGCTTGCGTCCCATCCATTGTCCTTCATCTTCCAGTAAGCATCCCATAGGTTTGCTGTCATGGTGGATAGATCAGACATCTTAACCATTACTTTCTTATCACCTAGATATTTTTCTTTTCTTCCAAACATATTTAATTCTCCTTTCCTGTTAGTCGCATGAAGATAGTCTAGTAATATTGGCATAATACACTGTTACACCATCGGGGTCAACCCTTTCGCCACGCCCATGATCTATGGTGCAGTATCCAGAAGGGTGATAGTATTGAAAATAATTCTTTACTCTTTCTTCAAGTTCTTCCTTAGTAAGTGCTTCCACCTTGTGTTCAATTATAGCCATACCATTTACTCCTAAGTTGTAAGTTGTCTAGAAACATTGTCATTCCCTTGCGTGAGAATTGTCCTTCCTTTTCCAAGCCCTTGATGTAGTACTTTGCTTGCACACAAGGCTTGCAATGGATCTTAGGCATATGCACATGGTATGTGCTCTTACCAACATGTACTGCAAAGTAAAACTTACCAAAGGAATATCCAAATACTCTATTCTTTTTCCTTGCCAGTTTCTTATACTTCCACAGTGTGTATTTACCAATGGACACAGACCCAGACTTAACTTCAGGTAGTCCATTTTCTGGTTTGTATTCAAATACATCCATCATTAATTCATAATTAGTACCATACTGTTGATTGATATTTGCAATCCTGTTGAGCAGTTTCTTACTGCATTGTAATTGATTAGTCATTGTATGTTTTCCCTTCCCATTTAGAATAGTCACCCTGCATCATGTCCATGATATGATCCATCAGATCTCTTGTATCTTTAAGATCCCTTGGGCTGTCACATAGTAGGACAACTTTATCATCATCCTTTACCACTGGCATAGTTTCCTGTCTGCCTGTAAAGGATTGATGGATGGATAAGTATTGGTTACCCTTCACATGAATTTGAATTGTCTTTTCCATAGCACATACTCCTAGTTGCTAATTACCATATCTGCATCACGATCATAATCGTCTGCTTCTTCTGCTTCCCAATGATCAAGTACCATATCCACCTTGGTCTGTACTTCTTTCAGGGTAAGATCTGGAAATAAGATCTGTATCATGTCGATCATGTCTTGTCTATTATACATTGTGTTCTTCCTTTCATGAGATAGTCACACTGTCACATATTTGCAACAGTGTGACATATTTACAACAGTCCTAGTTAAGTTTAGTGAAGCGTCCTGATACAGGATCACGTCCTACAAACAGATAACCCTTCACATTGTGCATAGTACCATTTAGTTTATGGCGGTTCTTATAATCCCTGCGGCGTATCAACAGATCTGATGCTGATACATGAGCCATAGGGTGCATATTCCCATTGTTGGTTGATACTACAGTGATTTTGGTTGTGTTTGAAATAGCCATGATAATATCTCCTATTTGTTGGCTGTTGTTGTTGGTTGTGTATTTTCAAGTGTCTTCCAGACCATATCATATTTAGTCTGGCGTTGCTGTTTTCTGGCAATTTTGTATGCCTTATCTTTATTGTAAATCTTAGACCATTTAATTTTCTTAGCCATCGTTCCTTCCTTTCCTAAAGGTTTATAGCATTATGTATGAACACTGTCCACCTATGAACATCCCTACCATCATCCTTATACTTCAGTTTCTTATGGTATATGTCCATGTTCACTGTGAAGTAATGTCCACAACAATCATGCTCACAGTGGCATCCATGGGCATACAATGGACTGTATTTCTGCACCAGTTCTTTTGCAAAATAGTCAGCATCTATTTCTGATCCTTCCTTTGCATATGCCATAAATTGTATGATGTATGCCTTACCATCGCCATCATCCTGCTGTTCTTCTAGATCTTGAAAGTATTGATATCTTCCTGCATTCCAGAATAGGAATTCAGAATTCTTATCAGCAGTGTATTCCTGCAATAATTCTGATCCTGCCTTTTCAAAATATCTGATATCTTCCTTGTTCATGGTGATTTTCCTTTCCTAAAAATCAAATCCTACATAAACCATTGTATCTTCATTCAGGAATATTTCCCTGTTCATGTCATCCCAATCTGATAGGGAATATTCTGCCTTCCTTTCCTTGGTTGCCTTATTCCTATGATTGATAACATAAACCGCCTTGGCATCAGGCTTGCGCTTCACAATATCCCCAATGCCACAATGTCTAATCGCTATTTGTCTCATGATCTTTTATCCTTTCCTATTAAAGACCTAATGCTCTGCTATGCAATTCTGATACATGATCAGCATTCAAAAACCTGTTAGGATTTTTCTCTGCCAGATATTCGCACCATGAATCCCATAGATATTCACAACCGCCAAGTTTGTTACAAGTTTCAATATACAATTCTGCCTTCTTACGCATTAGAGTATATGAAGCATTAGCACCATATTTGAAGTTAGAAGCATTCAACCCAAATCTTCTGAGATTATGAACATCTAAACAACCAATCTCACCAAGCGATAACTGAATAACAAAACCTGCTTTCACAAGACCAAGACCATCACATGATGCGACTATCAGCAATAATTCTGCAAGATCAATTTTCCCTGCTTTATAATCCTGCATGGATTGCCATATATCTTTTCTATTCCTCAAGATATATTTGAATGCATTTCTTTTCATTTCCCAATTACCAATATATCGGCAATCAATACCATTCTGTTTTACTTCCTGCATCATTTCATCAATGCGATACCAAGGTTGCTGAATAGATAATATGACCATGGTCATAACCTTACCTAGCATTTTGCCAGTCTTGTCTTTCATTACAGCATTGCTAATTTTTGTTTGATGTTGTTGAAACATGGTTTTGATCCTTTCAAGATCGGTTAAGTTAAGATTGATCAGTTTTATATCATGATCAGGATAATCCGACAACCCCTTTTCTCGTTTCAAGAACGGCTCGCTTGTCGGATAATAATATAAAAAATATATATTATATTAAAATATAATATATATTTTATTATATTAAATTTTTATCTTATCCATTTATCGGCATAAGCATTGGCTTCTGGTGTTGAGACAATCCGATAAACCAAAGCATGAAATTTGGTTTTGCCATGGCGATAGTCTCTTGAGAAACGAAAGCCTGTAATTGCCAGCAATGGTGAGATAAGTTTTGCGTTGATTGATTGCATGATTGAAAACCCTTTCAGCGGTTAATAATATAAAAAATATATATTATATTAAAATATAATATATATTTTATTATATTAAATTTTATTTCTTGCTCGTCAATCGCTTCATCAAATCAGCAAATCGTGATCGTCAAAAACTTGACAAGTTAGACTGGATTGATGAAACCGAAAAGCATAATAATATAAAAATTATATATTATATTAAAATATAATATATAATTTATTATATTAAAATTCAGCAAGTTAGCAGTGTTGCATGAAAGACACAGGGGATAGGGGAGTGTTGCATAAATGTCACATAATAGACATCCAAAGACTGAATATTCTATATTTGTTCACTCTTTGTTCTATTTTGTTCTATGTTTGTTCACTATTTGTTCTGTTGTAAAAATGTCACAGTCAAATAAAAAAGATAGTTAGTCAAAATCTTGACAGTCTTGACAAGTCTTGATTAGAACCCCCACCCAAAAAATCGTATCTTATTTATTATATATAAATGACCCTGAAATATATTTACAAAAAAACAAGGGTGTATCACCTCGGCGGCTAATGAGATAACAGAAGACAAAAAAAAGAAACACAAAGTCTCCTCTGTGTTTCATTAGACAGTTATAACATGAATAGCTTGGCAGGTGTTTCGGGGTATCTATTTACCTCGGCATATCTAGATATAAAATACCATATTTTTATCCAACACGCAAATATGTTATAATCAATTATTGTTACCAATTGTTACAAAGTAGATAAATTATGTTCACAGCAATGATTTTAGTTTGTATGTTAGACAATAGTTGTATAGAATTTACAGATAACTTAGGTCCTAATAGAACACAGCAAGAATGTATTGACAGAGTACATGAAATGTTGTATGATATAAAAGAAATTCCTTTACCACTTGTAAAGAGTGTACACTATAAATGTCAACCAACATCAAATGGAATGAAAACATAACATATGTTAGATATACATACTGACGAATTACCAGATATTTCTGGTCTTAGTAGCTTTATTAATATAAAAGACAGGCTATCAGAATACACACTACTAAAAGCAAGAACAGATTTCCTTACATTTGTAAAGATATTTGCTCCTACTCTTGTATCAGACTTTGAGATGGGTAGGCATATTGAATTACTATGTGAAAAATTACAGGGCGTAGTAGACGGCGATGTAAAAAGATTGATGGTATTCCTTCCACCTCGTTCTTCAAAGTCTCTTATCTGTAGTAAATTGTTTCCTGCATGGTACATTGGTAACTATGCTAACCATGAGATTATGTCTGTATCACACAGTGACCAGTTAGCAAGTGACTTTGGTCGTACTGTTCGTGACATTGTTAACACAGAAAAGTTCCAGAAGATCTTTACTGGTGTATCCTTACGCAGTGACGTTAAGGCAGCAGGTAAATGGAAAACAAATAAGAATGGTTCATACTATGCTGCAGGTGTTCGTAGTCAGGTTGCAGGTCGTGGTGCGCATGTGGCATTACTTGATGACGTTATGTCAGAAGAAGATTCATTTAGTGAAGCAGGTAGGCGTTATATCAAAGAGTGGTATCCTGCTGGTCTTCGTACTCGTATCATGCCAAACGGTGCAATTATCATTATCAATACAAGGTATCACTATGACGACTTGTGTGGATGGTTGCTCAAACAAGAATCAAATGCAGAGCAAAGTGTACAGCCATGGGAAGTAATATCTATCCCTGCATGGCTTGATGAACCAGCCGCCGAATTGCTAGGCTTGCCAGTAGGTACATCCTACTTCCCAGAGTGGAAGACTGATGAGATCCTGCGGCTAGACGAGCAAGAGATTAGAGCATCTAACGGCAGCAGATACTGGAATGCTTTGTATATGCAGGACCCAAGTCCTGATGACGGAGGTATAATTAAAAAGAAATGGATTAAGTGGTGGGAGTATGAAGAGCCTCCACCATGTGAGTTTATTATACAGACATATGATACAGCCTTTAGTACTGCTCGTACTGCAGACTATAGTGTTGTACAAACATGGGGTATCTTTCAGAGTTTTGAGGACGATGATTATGGTGGAGAGAGTATTGTTTCTAATATTATTCTTCTTGGTAACACAAGGGGCAGGTTTGAGTATCCTGAACTAAGAAGAACTGCACAAGAATTATATCAAGAGTTTAGACCTGATGTATGTATTATTGAAAAGAAAGCATCTGGTCAGTCATTGCTACAGGATATGAGAAGGGCAGGACTTCCCGTATTAGATTATCTTCCTGATAGAGATAAGACTTCTCGTGTGTATGCAGCAACACCAATGATGGAATCAGGGCGTGTATGGTTACCAAAGGATAAAATATGGGCAGATGATTTATTTTCTGAGTGTATGTCTTTTCCTAATGGCGCACATGATGACCAAGTTGACTGTATGACTATGGCTGTGCATTATATGAAGGATAGTTGGAATCTTATTCATCCAGAAGATCCTACTTGGGAAGATGATATTAATCCAAGAAAACAAAAGAGGGTTGCATATTGGAGAACATAGTTATATAATATGCGTATCGGTTAATTATTTTTAAACAGGACAAACAATGGCAATAGAAAAAAATCCAAATGATCAGATTCAAAAGCAGGATGTTGACGAAACAAATATTATTCCTGTAGACTTTACAGCAATGAATTCGGAACAGGTAAACTTTGAAATAGATCCTGATACAGGTGAAATTGAAGTTGAGTTTAGTTTTGAAGGTTCTATGAATGAGTTGCCAGAAGACAGTGAAAATGAATTCTATGAGAACCTAGCAGAGACTCTAGACGAAGAAACTCTTTCTTCTATTGGTTCACAAATCTATGAAAATTTTGAAGCAGATAAAAGTTCACGTGCAGAATGGGAATCCATGTTTGAACGTGGCTTTGATTTGCTTGGGCTGAAGTTAGAAGAAACTACTGAACCTTTTGAAGGTGCAGCAACAGCCGTACACCCATTGCTGATTGAGTCAGCAGTAAAGTTCCAATCAAGGGCAAGTCAAGAACTGTTTCCTGCTTCTGGTCCTGTAAAGGCACAAGTTCTTGGTGATGTCACGGAATCACGACAGCGACAGGCAACTAGAGTTCAGAACTTTATGAACTATCAATTAACCGAGCAGATGCCTGAATACTTTGACGAGTTTGAACGTATGCTGTTTCACTTACCCTTGATTGGTTCAGCATTTAAAAAGATATACTATGATGCTTCTATACAGCGTCCTGTAAGTGAGTTTATTCCTATTGACCAGTTCTATGTATCTTACTATGCTACAGACTTACGTCAAGCAGACAGATATACCCATATACTATATCGTAGTCCCGTTGAGTTATCACGTCAGATTAATGCAGGTATGTATGCAGATATAGAACTACCAGATCCTTATCTACCTGATCAGTCTGCACTAACAGAAAAGATGGATACAGTACTTGGTCTATCTCCTTCTTCTGATAGTGATATGCAGTATGTATTGCTTGAACAGCATTGTTATCTTGATGTAGAAGATCTTGGTATTGCTGCTCCTTACATTGTAACCATTGAAGAATCTACACAAAGAGTTTTATCTATTCGCCGTAACTGGAATGAAGATGATAAAAACATGCAAAAGAAAATGTTCTTTACGCATTATCGTTTTGTTCCGGGGTTTGGTTTTTATGGTCTTGGTCTTATTCACTTCCTTGGTAACCTTACTATGTCTGCAACTGCAGCTATGCGTAGCCTTATTGATGCAGGTCAGTTTGCAAACCTTCCCGGTGGTTTCAAAGCCAAAGGTGTTCGTATTGTAGGTGACAATGATCCTATTGCTCCGGGTGAGTTTAAGGAAGTAGAAGCCACAGGTATGGATTTAAATAAATCTATTATGCCTCTTCCGTACAAAGAACCATCACAGACATTGTATCAAATGCTACAGTTTGTTGCAGCAACAGGTCAAAAGTTTGCAGATACAACAGAACAAGTTATTACCGAGGGATCTAACTACGGTCCTGTAGGTACAACAATGGCATTACTTGAAGCATCAAGTAAGTTCTTTAGTGCTATTCATAAACGTCTTCACAAATCACAGAAAGACGAATTCCGTATTCTTGCACGTATCAACTATGAAAGTCTACCTAATGAATACCCCTACGATGTCCCCGGAGTTTCTGAAACGATCTTCCGTGCAGACTTTGATGGTCGTGTAGATATTATTCCTGTTAGTGATCCTAACATTCCGTCATCTGCCCATCGCTTGATGATGACTCAGATGGCAATGCAGATGGCACAGACTGCACCACCCGGAATGTTTAATATGGAAGAACTTAACCGCACACTTCTTAGTGCAGCTAATATTCCTAATCTGGATCGTATTCTACCTAGCAAGCCAGAACCGCAACCTCTTGATCCTGTAACCGATATTGAAGCAGCAACAAAAGGTATGCCTATTAAAGCATTTGCAGGTCAGAACCATGATGCACATATTCAGATTAAAACTATGTTCCTACAAGATCCTGCTAATGGTGGTAATCCCATTATGCAGCGTGTCAGCCCTGTACTTCAAGCCAACATTCAAGAACATGTTGTAATGAAGTATGAAGAGCAAGTCAATGGAATTACACGCCAAATTATGTCACAAGCACCGCAAGGTGATCCTAATCTGCAAAATCCTGCTGTTATTGAGCAGATTATGGCACAGGCAGCCCAGCAAGTTATGCAAGCAAACATGGCTGCTGCACAGCAAGGAGGTGGTCCAGAACAGCAAATGGTACAGCTTGAAGCTGCACGTCTTGATATAGAAAAACAAAAGGTACAAGCACAGTTAGCAAAAGAAGCAACTGAAGGTGCTTTGAAGAATCGTGACCTTGATCTCAAAGAACAGAAACTTGCTTTAGATGCTTATAAGATAGGAGCAGAAGGAACTCTGAAAGCAGATGAAAAAGAGAAAGATCGAAATACAAAAACGGCAGTCAAGGCTGTTGAAATCCTTGCAGACCTTATCAAACAAGAAGACAACCTTAAAAACTCCGAAACGATTAAAGCGGCAGATGTCATCATGAAAATGATTGATCAGGCTAAATCTGAACGTGGTATGTAATGCTCTGGGAAGAAATACAAAACTCTCTTCAAAAAGAAATTGAAGGATTAAAGAATTCGCTTGCATATGGGAATGCTTCAGACTATCATTCGTATATGAACATCGTTGGAAAGATTTCAGGACTAGAATGGTCACAGCAAGAAATCAAACGATTAGTAAACACAATGGTATATGAAGACAACGAAGAGGATTAATTATGCAAGTAGTATCTATGGGAAATGCAATGAAGAATGACGAATGGATCTCTGACGTAGAGCAGCCAGATCCTAAAGTACTTCCTAAAATTCCCGGTTATCATATTCTGGTACGCCCTGTATCTGTAAAGTCTCAGACTAAAGGCGGCATTATTTTACCAGACTCAATTAAAAATGACATTGCTTATCTTACAACTGTAGGAAAAGTATTAGCAATTGGTGACACAGCTTATGACGATAAAGATAAATTTCCGAATGGTCCTTGGTGTTCTGTCGGAGATTATGTCTGTTATGGAAAACACACAGGTCAAAAGTTTTTTTACAAAGGGATACGAATGATCCTTTTGTTTGATGATCAAATTTCTATGGTTGTTGAAGACCCAACAGAACTTGATCCAACATTTAATCTGTCTAACTAAAAAAATTTTAGTTGGACTGTTGTATAATCAATATAAATATTGTATTATAAAAACAAATGCGTAATCCGTCAGTTTCGCATGTGACGTTAAAAGGAGAAATAAATGTCCGAAAACAATAATGAATGGGCTACGGTAGATACTTCCAACACCGTTAAAGAGGAAGAAAAAATTGAATTTGAAATTGAAGGACAGGAAGAAGAACAAACTGAAAGTCCTACACAAAAAGTTCAAGAACATGTAGAAGAAACAAAACCCGAACAAGAAGAACAACAGTCTGGCGCACAGAAACGTATTCGCCAACTGGTTCGCCAAAAGAAAGAACGTGAAGAACAAATTCAAGAACTTATTGCACGTCAAAAAGAACTTGAGGAACAGCTGAAGACTAAACAAAAAGAAGTTGAAACTTCAGTTAAAAAAAGTTTTGAAACGGCTGAAACAAATATAAATAGCCAGATTGAAATTGCAAAAGATGCATATCGTCAGGCATTAGAATCTGGTGACACAGATCGTATTGTTCAAGCACAAGATTATCTTTCTAAGGCACAGAATGAAGCAACAATGCTTCGTATGAATAAGGAACGGTTTGTAACAGAACGTCCTATTCAAACTGAACAGGCTGCTTCTAATCCTGTCGCAACTCAAAACATTCAACCTGTAGAATATGATAGGTTAGCAGTAGAATGGGCAGGACGTAATGCTTGGTTTGGTCAAGATTCAGTTATGACTACTCTTGCACTGGAGATTGACAATGAACTAAAAAGCGAGGGTTATGATCCTTCGGAAGAAGATTTCTACCAAGAGATTGATTCAAGGCTTCATAATAGATTCCCTGATAGATTTGGTGGACAAAAGTCTCAACAACAACAGCGTATGCAGGAAACGTCATCTCCTGCTCAAGTGGTTGCTGGAGCATCACGCACTTCAACATCCTCTTCTAACAAGAAAGTTAAACTGTCTAAAGAAGACATTCGACTGGCTGAAAAATGGGGAATACCACTGGAACAATATGCTGCCGAAAAGCTAAAAGTAGAACGAGCCGATGGCGAGTATACTTCAGTTTATGGCAACAATCAATAGCGTGGAGGAATTTAAAATGGCACGTAATACAATAACAGCATCACGTAGTGCTGAATCAAGGGAATCAAACTCAAGAGAAATGGATTATGAATATCGTGAACCAAGTCTTCTTGACATCCCAGAATCTGTAACACATCGTTTTACCGATCAAGGAATGAAACTTCGTTGGATTAGAATGACTATTCGTGGTCAAGAAGATTACAACAATATTGGTAAGAAGATGGCAGAGGGTTGGGAGTTTGTAGGAATAGAAGAAGTTCCTGAGATGCAGCATTCATCCATCGTGAAGGATAATGGACGATATGAGGGTACAGTCTGTCGTGGAGATTTGGCTCTAGCAAAAATGCCTATTCGTAAGGCAGAAAGTCGTCAACGGTATTTTGAAAATCAAAGTAGAGAAATGGTTGATGCGGTTAATGCACAGCTTATGAACCAAAATGATTCAAGAATGCCAATTCGTAACAACAGTAAAACTCAAGTAACTAAGGGACGAACACCTAAATTTCAAGACTAATTTAGATTCGGACAAGATACTTGAAGTGCATTTTTTTAAATAAGGGAGAAAACAATGACTACATCTAAATCACTGTTCGGCTTCCGTCCTTCTCGCAAGCGGGGCAGTAACCCTAACAATTCAGGTATGAATGAATACCCAATTGCTTCAGGTTATGCCGCCAATATCTTTACTGGAGATCTTGTCCGTATTAATGCAGGAAGTTTGGAAGTTATCACCACTGCTACCGAAGTAGCACAGGGTGTGTTTATGGGCTGCCGTTATGTTGCCGATGGTGAGCAAAAGTGGAGCAAGTACTGGCCTACTGGTACTTCTGCTACCGATGCTTACGCTATGGTTGCTGACGATAGCCGTGCCGTATTTGAAGTACAAGCAGACGCTTCTGTAACTGCTGGTGATCTTTACGGTTCACAAAACTTTGCCGTAACACTTGGTGCTGGCTCTACCTTCACAGGTATGTCAGGACATGGTGTTCAAGCTGCTGGTCGTACATCTACCATTGCTATGGTACGTACGCTTGATTCAGTTGACGAACCCGGCAATGATGTTGCTAATGCTGCAGAACGTGCATATCTGAAAATGAATGTACGGATTGTCCAGCATACAGACAACTTCCATGATGCAACCGTAACTGCACCTGTATCTGGTGCTGATCCAGTATTTTAATTAAGGGAGAATAAACAATGGCTATTAATCGTTCTAGTATTGCTAAAGAACTTCTTCCCGGTCTTAATGCTGTATTTGGCATGGAGTATGGGGAAGTTTCTGATGAACATGCACCGTTGTTTGAGACTGAAAACTCAGACCGTGCATTTGAAGAAGAAGTATTGTTCACAGGCTTTGGCACTG